CGTTAGTGCCTGCGGCCAAGTTGAAGAAGTTGACGGCAGGATCGACCACCAGAGGCAACATGCCGCCAGCAGACATCACGGCCTGCGCCATTGGACGTGTTGCCAAACCCATTTGACGGCCAAGCTGTTCAGTCATGCTTGGCGCGGCTGGTGCTGTTTGAACGCCTTCCAACGTCCTGATGTAGTCAGCCAAAATCTGTGCGGCCTGCGTATCACCAGCCGCATCAGCCGCCGCCAAAGACTTGTACAGATCGTCAATAGTTGGAGTCGCCATCATGGAGTCCTTGGTGGATATTTGTTCAATAGATCTTGAATGGCTGGCGGTGTTGTCGTTGCCGCGCTAGGCTTGGTCTTGCGAACAAGTGACGGCAAGGTAGGCACTGGACCCAAGGCGGTATCAAGATTCTTGAATCCATATGATGAACCAAAATCTTTGTATTCGCCGCGCTTTTGCGTATAGGCCTGACCAGCAGCCGCATACAGCTCTGCTGACAACTGTTTGAAGTCATCGCGTTGTGTAGGCGTGAGTTTTTGTCCAGAAGCCCACAAGCTGAAATAGTTTTGCAAACGATCCAATCTTCCAGATGCCTGCATCGCAATTGCAAGTTCAGTCTCGCGAACAACAGAGCCAGGATCGAGCAGCTTCATGACCTTTGTTGCACCAGCAACATCACCAATTGGCGTGCCCTGATCAAGGGCTGTGATGACTTGACTGTATGCAGTCTTCATGTCATTGAAGTCTTTGTAGATAGGCTCTGCCTTAAAGGCTTTGCCCAAAGACATTTCATTCTCAAATCCTTTTTGGCCGCCAGTCATGTCAACAGGGACAGTGACAGATGTTTTTGGAGCAATCTGTTGGCGGTACTGACCAACAGAACTAATCCCAGCAGCACCTTGACCCGCCAATGGTTGACCAGTGATGTATTCAACAGCGCGAATGTCTTGAGACTGCGGCTCATATGGGGCAACACCTGTGGCAATTCTGCTTTCGCCTTTTTTGTTGTACTGCACCATCACCGGTCTCCCATTACCCACCATTGGTGTTGGTGTCCCAAACTCTTCAGCGCCCAAGTCGGCAGGAGCAATTGGAGCTGGAATCACGCCGCCACCCTCTGTTTGAATATAGTATTTACCGTCAGCACCTTTAAAAGCAGAACCTGTAGTTTTTGGCGGCTGCAACAGTTTCAACATTTCAGGAATGCCTTTTTCTCTAGGCAATGCAGAAATCAGTGCGCGCTGTGTTGGCGTGATAACACTCATCCCATTTGGAGCTGTGCCAGCAGGCATCTTTTGGCCGATCATCTCAGCACGCTCTACTGTAGGGCCAGCAGGCATCTCTGCTGTCACTGGCGCTGAAATAGCCTGCTGTGGCGTTACGGGAGCACCCTCAACTGGTATGCCCAACATGAAGTTTCTATAACTCTCGTCTGCCGCCTGCGTACGCCTTGACTCATCCAGCTTTTGCTTCATCAAAACCTGATTGATCATGTTCTGCTGCGCATCGCTGTAGCCCTTTGACCCAGCCTGCATCGCACTGCCCAAGGCCTGTCCAAAGCTGATGCGCTGAGTACTAGGCCCACTGGCTTGCAGCAACGCCGAGGCGGCCTGCATCAAGGCCTGCGTGTTCATTGCGCTTTTTTGTGCTGGCGTCAAGTACTCTGACAGGCCAGAGTCATCAGCGCCAAACAGACTGCCAAAGTCAAGAAGATTTGTTGCCATGATTTATCCAAACAATCCAAGTAAGCCGCCAACACCAGCGCCAATCCCAGTGCCAAGGCCAGGAACCATTGAGCCAAGTTTTGCGCCAGCCAAAGCACCGCCCAAAGCACCAGCACCAGCATTACGGTACAGAGGCTGCGTTGTAGTGCCAGCCGTAGTACTGCCAAGCTGACCAAGCAAACCCAATCCGCTGCTGGAAATACCGAGGCGCTCTAAGCCCAAATTGCGAATTGCATCCAAACGCTGTTGCTCAAGATTCTGACGTGCACCGCCAGCCGCCATCAAAGTACCAGCACCCTGCAATCCCAAATTGCGAGCATTCTGAGCCAGCTGTGCGGCATTCATGTAGCCTTGGCTGCGCATAGTTGATGCAAGGTTTCCAGCATTTCGCAAGGCGGCCTCATTAGTCAGCGCGGCTTGCACAGCCTGGCGTGAACCACCAAACGCTTTGGCCGCCGTTGCCTGAGATGCGTCACTAATAGACTGCATCTGGCGTGAACGCTCAACATCACCCAAGGCCGCATTGATGACGTCAGTCTCATAAGGGTCTTGGAACTGCCGAATGTTCTCAGCCGTGAATGGAGTGGCAAGGCTTTGAAGCTGTTGCTCTCCTTGCTGGTACAGGGGATTGAAGTCTGCAAACTGTCTGACGCCAAGGTTTGACGCGACACCGCGAGACTCTTCCAAATTGCGCATAAACGCTTCACGCGCCGCTGGATCAATCTCTGTCTTCTGTGTTTGTGTTGTGGTCTGCTGACCGCCGCCCTTGCTCATATCTATCCCCTTACAAGTTCTTGCTCAGTATGAACCACTGCGGCTCATATCCCTCATCCTTTAAAAATGTCTTCTTCCAACCCTCACGGCCAGCTAAAGACACTCGCGTGCAACCCATGCTCTTACCCCAAGATTCGATCAAAGGTCGCATCATCTTGAGTTCATCTAGGTCGCCGCCAGCAAGGAAGAAGTGCAAGTCCTTGAATTGCGGGTAGACAATGATCTCTGTCACCACCGCTGAATTTGCGCCAGGCCACAGTTGAAACTGTCCAGCCCTTAACCCATCAGCAATGTCATCAATATTGTGTGTTCCTCCAGAGTATTCTAAGGCCGCACCTATGTGATGGCGCAGTCTCTCAAAATCCTCCATCAGCGCTTTCCAGCAGCAACGGCATCAACTCTGGTCACGCCAATACGCCAATCATCCAAAATACTTCCTGTGTACTTGATCTTTACTTGACGGCCAGAGAACCGCACATCTGTCGGCTCTGACGCGCTGTAAGGACCATACGTTGTCTCTGTAGCTGTCGGGTACTCGCGTGTCTTGAATGACACCGTAACCTCGCCCAGCGTCTGCTCATCAGGGATCACCTGACGCACAGACATGATGTTTTCTCCAGTACCAAGCTCAAATGGTCCAGACTCGGCAAAGACAGATCCTGAGTCGTAGTCATAGCCAACCTCATGCTCGTAGATATAGCCGTCAGTTGACACCATCAATGGACTCAGAAACACGCCTCGGTCTGTGCCAGCCGTGCGGGACATCTCGCCAATTGACCAATGGTTTTCGCGGTAGTTGTAGGTGACATACGCGTCAACCTCCACCGAGTCCTCTGACGGGTAGAACCACCAGATCTCGCCGTACTTGGAATTGTGCACGGCGTAGATCTTGGAGGCCTGGTTGTAGTTGATGTCTTGGAAGACAAAGTCAGACACGTCACATGGCAATGGCTTGACGAATCCATCAAACACCCAGAATCCTGACTTTGACATCCACATGGCCGCAGTGTCGATGGCGGCCACAGCTTGAGCTGCAATCAGGCCACAGCCAGATCCAGCCTTCTCAAACGTGTAGACATATGGCAGGCCAACATAGTTGGCGGTGTGCACGTCAACGTCAGTGAACAGCAGGTTTGTGCCGCGCACCTTCTTTCCCGCCAAGAGTGAGCCGACAGTTTGCAGCTCAAAGTCGCCAGCCTGATTGGTGGCCGCAGCCGTCCACACGGTGTTGTTTTCCTGATCGGACCATGAAACCTTGCGGGGGTTGCCTCCAGCGCCAAGCGCAAACAGGAAACGCTCTGCCGTTGACAGGATCGCCTTGTTGTTCACAGGCGCGTTGGCGATGGCCGCCGCCAGAGTGGGTGTCGAGAATCCCAACTGCCACTCGTAGAGCTTGCCGTCATAGTCTGAACAGGCCACAAGGTACTGGCCCCAAGTGTCCATACTCCATGTCGTGGCCGGTGACAGCACGCCAGTGTCAGGGCGCTGAATGCCGTAGGCATAGTAGCCGTAAGGAGCATAGCCATAGCCGGTCTTCACAGTGGCGTCAGCGTCACCCACAGACAATCCTGTTGGCGTGATGTCCTTTAAGACGCCAGCAAAGCTCATGACGTACAGCTTTGACTGTGTGCCAGCTGCGATCCAGCGGTCACCGTCATTGTCCCGCCAAGTGATAAATCCACGGCATTTGCCGGTCATCTGGCTCTCTGAACGCTTACGCCACCCGCCAATCGGGCGCAGGGTATTCTCAAACCAACGAACGAGGTTGGCGTCAAACCAGCGCCCAGAAGACTGGTACTCAGTACCGTTCCGATACACGCCTGGTGGTATTTTGAGTGGGATGAGTGCCATGACTGAATTATGCTGTTTCTGTAGACAAATTGGACACGAAGCTCAAAGTGGCAATTACTGATGGGATGGCTGGCCTTGTCGGTGAAGTGCCTGCGGCGTACTGCTCAATTGAGACACCGACATCTGATGGTCGCCACATGATTTGCACATAGTCGGTGGCCGCCAAGCTCACAAAGAAGTTCATCGCGGCGATGATATGGAATGGATCTCCGACACCTTTCCTTGGTGCAAAGCCAAACCGACTGTTTGATTTGGCAATGTCAGTGCCGTTTTTTCTGAACCAGACATCCACATCCTGAGATGCGTTGGTGGTGTTTGTGAACTGGACGCTGAACTGCAAGTTGTAGATGCCAGCCTGCGCCACATTCAGCCTTGACGAATTCGACAAGGTAATGCCATTGCTGTAGTCGGTAGTGTCAAAGGTGATGGCGTAGGCCGTGGTGGTGTTGGCCGCCGTCTGGTCTGTAGAGTCTTGGAACGCGCCGTAGGGATTGTTTACAAACTTTCCACCACGGGGTCCAAACAACGTGCCAAATATATTGCGTAACTTGACGAAGTAGACATTCAAACTTCCATTGCTCTGAAAGAAATACCGCGAGTCATACGCCTGACCAGGACTGCCCAAGTTGGGTGGAGCCGGTAGATCTATCTGCTGATTTAAGTTTGTTGCCATGACCTAAATTATGCGACCAGACCAGGCAAATATTGCGTCTTACCCGCAACCTTGGTGGCGGTCAATTCTTGCTTCTTGAGGTTATTCGGGTCATAGCTGACATGGACCCAGCCGCTGTCTGGAATGCCTGGCGTGTAAAACTCCAGAATCAACTGGGTGTAGTCCAGATTATCCATAATGAACTGAGCTAGATCGGCGTTGGCAACGCCAGGGATCTCAATGTCAGCCGCCATGCCCTTGCAATGGTCGCTGGTCTTGGACCCGCCGACAGCCGCATTGGACTCAGGGCTGCGATAAGCTGAATTCACCTTCACGCCCTTGCCGTAATGGTCACGAACAGGCTGAAGCACCTTTTCGCACAGCAGGCGCAGATTCTCTGTGGCTTCGTCATCTGGCGTGTTGTCAAAGCCCATGCGCAAGGCTGTTTCGGATTTGCTCAGTTCATGCAGGGAAAAATTGGCTGTCAGATTCATTTGATACCTTTCTGTGATTCAAGGGCTTGGTTGTACAAATCGATGCAAGCATTCAGCTTGGTGATGGCGCGGTCACCTTCCTCCGCTATTGCGAAAAGAGCTTTTCCAGCTTCTGCACTAAGTTCGGCTGATGTTTCTCCTCCACCACTTCCGGTGGCAGTGGCGGGATCTGCGGTGGGCTGTACGGGGCAGGACGTTTTGACAGGAACCCGCAACTTGTAAGTGCCAGCATCAATAGCAGCATCGCGCTGCTTCGTAGCAAGTTTGGCTTTTTCATTCGTTACCCTCAATGCGTTTGCGGTGGTTGTTACAGCGGCTTCTAAGGCCGCCTCCTTGGCTCTGGCCTCGGTGTTGAGCCTGTCAACCTCGGCCTGCTGAGCTTCCTGCTCATAGTGCTTGCCGGTGCAGTAGCCACCGCCAAACACAAGAACCAGCACCAGCAGACCGCCAAGAAGATCCTTCATGGCTTTGGCGGCTCATCGTTGTCGCTGTCAATGTTCTCTGCCTTGGCGGTGGCCGTGGCAACAGCAGCAGACACGGCCTTGCGGCCAGCCACACCGCCCAGCACGCCAGTGCAAAGCAGCATGATGTCGTTGATCATCTTCGTGTATACCTTGTCGATTGGCGCCATAGATGACATCGGTTGGGTCACGAACGTCACAGAATAGATGAAACTGAAAC